TTTAGCAGTTATTCTCTTCTGACTTCATGTACATCACGGTGTCGGTATCACCGAGAGACCACTTGGACTCGGCCTCAACGGACCACTTAGTCTTTGCCACCCTGAAATCTGGAAACTTCAAGTTCTGTGGGTTGTTCGATGGCTCAAGGATGATGGTTCGATTGTTGGGCTGTGCGGCAAACTGACCGTTGTCACATTTCAGGATATTGAACGACTTGTGGTCCTCATAGTCCTCACTGAACCCGGTATTTAGCACATTACCATCTGGTGATGAGCTGTCAACCGTAAACATGTAAGTGCCCCACACCCACCGCTTGTCCTTACTGAAGAACCTGCACCTCAGCCCACTGATGAGCTTCTTCTCCAGGACCGTGATGTCGTACGACATGCAGTCCCAGATCTGAAGGTAGTCAAGCGGCAAGAGCTCTGACTCGACTACATCTGTCCGCCAGACGTAGGCACTGATGGGGAGCTTATCATACAGGGCGCCGTAGTTAGGCAGGTAACTCTCAATGCGAAATGCCTCACCGCGAATGGACTTGATCGAGACCCAGAAGCACGGCTCAAACTCACCGTGCCCTTTCTCAAAGTCATAAAGAAATTCTTTCCTGATGTAACAGCGAACAGGAGGTAGATTAGCGATCAGGTGTGCCATAGAGTTGCCCTCAGATTGTGCATGAGTCACAGGTCTCGTTGTCGATCTTACCAGTTAGCGGTGTCGGTTCAATCTGGATCTCACCGGCATTGTCTGCAGTGTTGAAGTAGTAGAGCTGCTTGCCACCTAACTTGTAAAACATCACCATATGCTTGATAAGTTCAGACATAGGTATCTGCTCTTCGTCATAGAACTTTGGGTTGTAGCTCGTGTTGACGGATATGCCCTGGTCGATGAACTTCTGTAGCACCGCACAGATCTTTAGGTAGCCCTCGGGTGACTTCTGGTTCCACAGCAGGTCGTACTTGTTCTTCAGTCGACGGACCTCTGGCGCCACCTGCTTGAGGACACCGTCCTTGGAGGTCTTCACAGACACCAGGGCACGGATGGGCTCGATACCGTTGGTGGAGTTGCTGATCTGTGCGGAAGTCTCGGAGGGCATGAGAGCCATCAGGGTCGAGTTCCTGATGCCGTAGCGCTTAAGATCTTCCCTCATGGTGTCCCAATCCATATTGTATACCGGTTCGACCAGAGAGTCAACATCCCGTTTGTAAGTGTCGATCGGCAGGACACCTTGGTTGTACTTTGTCTCCATGGTGAGCCAGCACGGACCCTTCTCCTTGGCGAGCTCTACAGACGCTCTGATCAAGTGATAGGACCAGGCCTCGGTCCACTCATGGAGTTTTGCCAGACCCTCTTCTGTGATGTCCTGATAGTTCAGGTCGTTCTTGGCCAACCAGTAGGCAAGGTTGATGATGCCGATGCCGAGCGGTCGCCTATTCATTGTACTATTTTTAGCTGCAATAACAGGATAGTCTTGATAGTCAAGCAACTCATCAAGAGCCCTAACGGCAAGTTCACACACCCTAGCAAAATCATGCTTGGACTTCATCTTACCCCAATTGATTGCTGCAAGCGTGCAGAGTGCAATTTCACCTTCTGGATCAAAAATATGCTTTAATGGCTTGCTGGTGAGAGTTATCTCCTGGCAAAGATTACTCATCTTGATTGGCGCAACTTCCTTGAGGAACGAACCATGGTCATTGGCATGGTCCACGTTCATCAAATAGATACGTCCAGTATCCTTCCTCTCTTGTAGGAATGCAGAGAAGAGGTCAATGGCGCTGACGGACTTCTTTCGGATGCTAGGGTCAGCCTCATACTGTTTGTACAGAGTGCGAAAGCGATCATTGTCCACAAAGAATGCATCGTAGAGGTCCGGAACGTCAGATGGGCTGAACAGCGTGATGTTGCTGCCCGTCAGAAGGCGCTCGTACATCACCTTGTTGAACTGAACACTATAGTCCATATGGCGGACTCGGTTCTCTTCTACACCTTTATTGTTCTTGAGGACAAGCAGGTCCTCGACCTCAAGGTGCCAGATCGGATAGTGTAGGGTAGCGGCACCGCCACGGACACCGCCCTGACTGCATGACTTTACAGCGGACTGAAAGAGCTTATAGAATGGAATAACACCAGTATGAGCAGCATCTCCATTACGGATAGGAGAGCCAATAGCACGAATACGACCAGCGCCGATACCAATACCAGCTTTTTGTGAGACGTACTTGACAATTGCGGACGAGGTCGCATTAATAGAGTCCAGAGAATCATCTGTTTCGATCAGTACACAAGAGGAAAATTGCTTTTGTGGAGTTCGTAGACCCGCCATGATAGGGGTAGGTAACGATATCTCGAAAGTAGATGTAGCGTCATAGAAGTCTCTTACCCACCGAAGGCGGGTCTCCTTTGGATAATTGCGGAACAGACACATGGCAATGAGCATGTAGGACATCTGTGGTGTCTCATAGTACTTACCGGTCACTCGGTTCTTTACAAGATACTTACCTCTGAACTGCTCCATGCCGGCATAGACGATCTGGAAGTCTCGGGCATGGTCAATCTGCTTGTCTAGCCAATCAAACTCTTCTTTTGAGTACATAGAACCGAGGGCTGGGTCGTAGTGCCCTTCGACAGCAACACGGTGGTAGTGTTCATGTAGAGAGCAAGGCTCAGGTTGATCATAGACTTCCTTCCTCAGGTTATAGTTGATGAGCCTACTGGCAACGTACTGATAGTTAGGTGTATCTTCGCTGATCAGTTCTGCTGCAGCCTTAATCAGGGTCTCTTGGATATCGGTTGACTTGATCTTGTCGTAGAACTGAACCTGCGACTTGATTTCGATCTCAGATGCAGAGACCCCAGTTAAACCCTCACATGCCCAAGCGACAACCTTATGGAATTTTTGAAGATCCAATGGTTCAAAACGTCCGTTGCGTTTGGTTACCCTTGTCATATTCATTAAAATATCCTTATTTTACAGACAATAAAAGTTGAAAATATAAATATCAACTTATTAAGATTAATGGTTTATGAAAATTGATTATATACCACTTTTTGAAAAATGAAAACAACATAATAATCTAGATAAACTTTTTATGCCCACACTCTAGAAGGAGTATTGGGATATACTCTGTACTGTTCAAGTGCAGTACCGTCCTCGTCGGGCATCAGTCTCACGTTGACGTGCCAGCCCGGTGCGGGAGCTACGACTGGAATCTCCATGCCGTCCTCGTCTACCGTGACTTGACCAGTAGACTCATACATCGTGCCGATCACGTCGATGTAAGTCGCGCTGCTGGCTCGAGCGAACGTGACTCTAGGATCCAACGCCTTTACGTTGGCGAAGTCAAGCAGTAGATTCGGATATGTGTCTGGATACAGGTCTCATACAGTCAATTGCCTATGCTTTCATTTTTAGATCAGTACATTTGTATCATTTACAAACATTTTATTTTACTGGTTTCATATTTATAATGAAAAGCTAAATGCTGTATTATTTTGTTAGGAACTTAAAGTAAATCGCTAGCTGATCCCACGCAGACTTAGCAACTTCACGGTGCTCTTTCTGCGTTCCGTTACCCATACGGAGTTCACAGAAGTGGATCCAGCTACGAAGAGTACCATTCATATACAGTCGTGACACGGTTAAACCCTCGGGTAGTACGGCACGTGCCTGTTCCTTGGCAATACCTTTAGCAATAGCGGCATTGTAAGCGTTTTGTGCAACATCCCACACACCACACTGTTGGCGCCACCACCAATCTTCAAGTTCAAAATCAGTAGTCTCTATGCTGTTCTGTCGATTTTTGGTGTCCTGCAGTCTAGCCTCACGAGTTACAAACCCAAGGTCCTTTGTAGGATCAGCATAACGCTGGGAAAACTCTTGAAATGCAAATGAGCGATGACGAAGAATCTGTCGAGCAATATCACGTGTGGTCTCTACTGACATTACCACATTGACCATCTCGAAGACGGACCAATGACTGTTGCGGATACAGTACTTAAGGAGCTTCTCTGAGGTCTCATTGTTCATCTGGTTAGACGGATTAGAGACTCGAGCAGCATATGCAATAAACTGATCTGCTGTATCAACGCCCTCGACAAGCGGATTGGTGATGGCTACAATCTTAGCTGTGTTCATGTTCTACCTTACCTTGAAGTGTGTTGGCAACGGAATCCATGATGACCTTACGAATACCGATCTCTGCGAAGAACCTTAGAAGTTCCGAGCTCATGTCAAAAGTCACAGTGGCGCTTCCGTCGTCATGGTCCTTGATATCTACGATCTGCATGTTACCAATGATTGATTCTTTTTCCACCGTCAAAGCTTCCTACCTTGTTTATGACCATCTCTGCAATCTGATTGAGTCTATTCCTGTCCGGATGACCGTGGACCCATGACCCTGTATATGACTTGAAGTTCTTGCGGTACCATTTATCAAGGTCCGGTCTGCGTGTGTCGATAGACAAGTCAATGCTTTCGGCCAACTTGTCAAACTCTACGTCGGTCATGATCGAACTGTTCAAGACTTCATAAGCCCACGCAGCCACAGCCACACGAATGCGCTTTCTGGTCTCCAATGACACTCTATCACTGTATGGGGAATTGTCAACCTCATCGACAAGGAACTGATCTAGACTCATGTCTTACTCCACTTGGTCAATTCAAGTCGAGCCCTCAGGTCACTGAATGAATGGGTGTCAACAATGTACTTGATAAAGTCCTGACTGAGTCCTGCAAGCACCATGTCATTTACATCCTTGTGCTCAAGGTTGTCGGGCCACACACACACTGTATAGCCGTTGATGATTGCCTTCTCCATCTTCTTGCGAGTCTCTACACTTCTCGGTTCGTTGTCGTAGACGATCACAAGGTTCTTCTTGGGGAAGTCCTTAACACTGGCAATCAAGTCACCGCCAGCAGTCGCAATGGAGTTAGGCAAGAACATGGAGTCGATAGGACCCTCGAGCACGTACGTCCGCTTGTTGAAGTCGACCGCATCCAGTCCGTAGACCTTGGGCACAGACTCGTCGTTCACTAGTGTGATGTACCTGACCTTGCTGTTGGCATCTAGTGACCTGCCCTGGAAAGCGTGCATCTTTTGGTTCTTGTCGATGAAGGGGATGAGTAAACGACTCTCGTCCTTCTCTAGAGTATTGTCACCGAACTTACCTGGAATGACCTCATTACACCAAGCAAAGAACTTGGGACAGTAGAACATCTTGGCGTGGAATGGATTGGGGATCTTGCGTGACTCTACATAG